GAGAAGTGATTGAGGATCTTTTGGATATTAAGATCTTTTCCTCTATGAATACAGTAATCAAAGAAAAGATTCGTCAAATTCGTGATGAAGTAAAGACTTTAGATCTTAAAAAGGAATCTCTTTTTGATAAAGTTGAAATGCAAAAGAACTTTATTGGCGAATTGGAAAATCGGGGAAATGCCAATATAAATGCCAATAAAGAAAAGATTACTAATTTGATGAATGAAGTTGGTGATTATATTCAGCAGAATTCTTCTCTTGAAGAAAGTATAATCAAACGCACAAAGGAGCAAGAGCAAGTTACTGGGGCAACAGATAAACTTCGTAAGTTAGGAAACCTAAAAGGTAAAATCTCTCAAAAAGTATCAACGATTACTGAAGAGCATAAGTTTTTTACAGAAAATACGGTATGCCCTACCTGCACTCAGGATATTGATGAAAGATTTCGCCTAGATAGAATTGCAGACGCTCAAAATAAAGCAAAGGAATTGCAGTCTGGTTATAAAGAACTGGAAGATGCAATTAGAGATCAGGAAAAGCGAGAGCATCAATTTACGATTATTTCCAAGGAGATTACAAAACTCACCCATGAAGTTTCTCAGAACAATACTAAAATCTCTGGATGCCAAAGGCAAATCAGAGACCTTGAATCGGAAATTCAAACAATTGCCAATCAACTTGAAAACCGAAATACTGAGCATGAGAAGTTAGAATCTTTTAGGGAAAGTCTTCAAAAAACTTATGATGAACTGGCAACCAAGAAAGATTCTATTAGTTATTATGATTTTGCTTACAGTTTATTGAAGGATGGTGGAGTCAAATCCAAAATCATTAAGAAGTATCTTCCCCTGATTAATCAGCAGGTAAATCGTTATCTTCAGATGATGGACTTCTATATTAACTTCACTCTTGATGAGGAATTTAACGAAACTGTTCAATCACCGATTCATGAAGATTTCTCTTATGCTTCTTTTAGTGAAGGAGAAAAGATGAGAATTGATTTGGCTCTTCTCTTTACTTGGAGAGAAGTTGCAAGAATGAAGAACTCTGTGAATACAAATCTTCTAATTATGGATGAGGTATTTGATAGTTCACTTGATGGATTTGGGACAGAAGAGTTTCTCAAGATTATCAAATATGTTATAAAGGATGCAAACATTTTTGTTATCTCTCATAAGACTGGTTTAGAGGACAAATTCCAAAGTGTCCTCCGATTTGAGAAAGTCAAGGGTTTTAGTCGTATGATGTCCCCACAAACACAAGAACCATGAAAGTTCCAAACTGGCAGCATCACTCCCGCAAGGAGCAGAAACGCCATCTCAAACCACAAGCACTGAGGCAAGCAAAAAAACGGTTAGCCCAGTTCAAAAAGCGGCACATGAACCTCCCTAACCAGGAGGTTTCGTCGTATTATGGGTACATACGAAACAAAACCGATGGCAGTCAATCACGAAATCAAATCTCAACTTGCTCGCCTGCTTGCTACGGAAGACTTGGTAGTAGAACATAAAAAGGTTGAGACTGCCTGCTTCAACGTTCATACACGGGTGCTTACGCTACCTCTGTGGGAGAAAGCAAGCAACACCGTATATGACTTGCTGGTGGGGCACGAGGTGGGTCATGCTCTCTTCACTCCTGATGAAGATTGGAGCGAGAATACTAAAGTTCCTCAACAGTTTATCAATGTGGTTGAAGATGCCCGAATTGAAAAATTGATGAAGCGTAAATATGGTGGACTTGCAAAGACATTCTATAGTGGATATAAAGAACTGAATGATGAAGATTTCTTTCAGTTAGAGGATGAGGATATTTCTTCTTTCAATCTTGCCGATAAGGCAAATCTATTCTTTAAGATTGGTAACTTTCTTCCTTTAGATTTTTCCCCAGAAGAAAGTAAAATTGTTAGTCTGATTGGTGAGTGTGAATCATTTGATGATGCTCTTAATGCTGCAGAAAAACTTTATGAGTATTGCAAGAAAGAGCAGCAGCAACAGCAGAAAGTTGCCGATTTTGATTCTCACGGGCAAGAAGAAGGTAATAAATCTTCTGGTAATCAAGTACAAGAATCACAAGAAGATTCGGAAGAATCTGAAGAGGGTAAATCCGATCAAGTGCAACCAGAAGAATCTGGCAGTTATGGTGGAACGGCTAAGGGAGAAAAAGTAAGTGTGGATAAATCAGAAGAACCTAAAGTTCGCACTGCAGATGCTCTTCGTGAAAAGATTGAAAATCTTGTGAACTATGATGCAAGTGAAAATACTTATGTAGAAATTCCTAAAGTCAATTTGGAAACTATAATCGGAAAGAATTCTGAGGTTCATCAATACATTGATGAAAGTTTTACTTCTCAACAAAAAGGATTTGATGAAGTTTCAAAAGAACATAATCTTGAATCTTATGATATATTTGAAGAAGTAGATAAATTATTTAAAGAATTTAAGAATTCTGCACAGAAAGAAGTCAACTATCTGGTAAAGGAATTTGAATGTCGTAAGGCAGCAGATAGTTATGCTCGTGCTTCTACTGCTCGCACCGGTGTTTTAGATACTGCTCGTCTTCATACCTATAAGTATAATGAAGACTTGTTTAAGAAAGTCAGTGTAATTCCTGATGGTAAAAATCATGGTTTGATTTTTATTCTGGATTGGAGTGGATCTATGCAAACAGTTCTTCAGGATACTTGCAAGCAACTGTTTAATCTGATTTGGTTCTGCAAGAAAATCAATATTCCATTTGAGGTTTATGCTTTTTCAAATGAATGGCGCCGCCCCCAATATGATGCAAAAACTGGAAGAATTTCCCACGATTATTCTAAACATTATGAAATAAAGGAGGGATTGTTTTGTGTTTCTGAAGATTTTTCTTTGATGAATCTTTTTACAAGTAAGACAAATACTAAAACTCTGGAACATCAGATGTTGAATATTTGGAGACTTGCTACTTGCTTCAGTAACACATATTCTTGCAAATTTTCTTATCCTCATCGTTTGTGTCTGTCTGGCACTCCTTTGAATGAAAGCTTGGTTGCTCTGCATCAAATTCTTCCAAAGTTTCAGAGAGACAATAAACTTCAAAAAGTTCAGTGTGTAATTTTGACCGATGGGGAAGCAAATCACATTCCTTATCATTATGAAGTAAAGCGTGGCACTGAACCTTATATGGGATTGCGTGGAATTTATCCGTCTTGCACTTTTCTTCGGGATCGTAAAACCGGAAACACCTATAAATTTGGATGTGAGTACTATGAATTTTCAAATACTCTTTTGAAGAATTTGAAAGATAATTTTCCAACAGTGAATTTTATTGGTATTCGTGTTCTTGCAAATCGGGATGCGGCTCGTTTTATTGGAATTTATTACAAGCAAGCAACTAATGAATATGATAAAATTATGACAGATTGGAGAAAGCAAAGGAGTTTCAATATCTCAACCTCTGCTTATGATGCATACTTTGGACTTTCTGCTTCTGCTCTTTCTCAAGAGGCAGAATTTGAGGTTGCCGAAGATGCCACCAAATCGCAAATTAAGAATGCCTTTGCAAAATCTTTGAAGACTAAGAAACTGAATAAGAAAGTTTTGGGAGAGTTTATGGAACTTGTTGTCTAATAAATAACTAAAAAGTTTATAAAAATGAAGACTTTCCAGCAATTTGTGGTAGAATGTAATTCTATTCAGGAAACCTCCTTGAATAGAATTAAGTCAAAATCTGACAAAGGTGGAATGGCAATTATGTCTGCTCAAAGAGGAGACAAATCTGGTAAGGAAAATAAAGCAAGATCTAAACAACTTGAAAAGGATATTAGAGGTGCTGGATTACCAGGACCTACTAAAGTCTCTGGAAGATACACTGAAAATCCAGGAACCTCCCAGGAGAAAAAAGTAGGAGAGAAATCTCATGTTGTTTCTTCTGGTAAAATGGGTAAGAGAAAGTTCAAGAAAGCAATTACAAAACTTGGAGCAAAGTATAATCAAGACTCCGTTCTTGTACAGAAAAAACCTGGCGGTTCAGCGCAATTCACAGGAACTTCTAAAACATCTTGGCCTGGAAAGGGTAAGAATGTTAAAGTTGGTAAAATGAACCCTGGTAAAACAGGAGAATTTGATACTAAAGTTAAAAACAAAACATTTACATATGGTGATTGATTATGAAAAAAACTAATAATATTGATAAACTTTTGAACATTGATTACAACAATAAAATTATCACTCAAAAAAGAGAATTAAATCCACCATCATTTAATGCTCGTTTTAGAAATGAGGTTAGAGAAAAGTATCCTGACTATGAATTGAAATAGTGCCACTTGATTAACTGGCACAGGGGGCGTTTTTCACCCCCTTTTTTCGTCTATAATGACTATGTTGAAACAAACCACTAGTTATGCCTCGCACCAAAATGACTCCCGATTACATCGTCTCTTCTCTCAAAGCACTTTACGGCACAGAGATTACTGCCGCTGATGTGCGTGGCTGGTGTGCCAGTAATGGTAGTTCTTATCAAACAGTTACTAAAAATCTTGATAAGTATAAGACTTCTCGTGGACGTTGGAATCTTGAAGTGACGCAAGAAAAAGTGCAAGAGATTGAACGTAGTTATACTGCCCCCGCTGCTCTTCCCGCCGTGGAACAAAATCTTATTCCTGATAAAGATGATACCTTCGTCAAGTTTGGCAATTTTAACGATATTAAGAAAATTATACAGTCCCGTATTTTTTATCCTACGTTCATTACGGGTCTTTCGGGTAACGGTAAGACGTTTAGTATTGAGCAGGCGTGTGCTCAACTTGGTAGGGAACTGATTCGTGTCAATATCACTATTGAGACTGATGAAGACGATTTGATTGGTGGTTTTCGTCTGGTGAATGGTGAGACTGCTTGGCACAATGGTCCCGTGATTGAGGCACTTGAGCGTGGTGCCATTCTGCTTCTGGATGAGATTGATTTGGCATCCAATAAAATTCTGTGTCTTCAACCTGTTCTGGAAGGTAAGGGTGTGTTTCTGAAGAAGATTGGTAAGTTTGTGAAACCTACCGCAGGATTCAACGTATTTGCCACGGCTAATACAAAGGGTAAGGGTTCTGATGATGGTAGGTTCATTGGCACCAATGTTCTGAACGAAGCATTCTTGGAGCGTTTTCCTGTAACCTTTGAGCAGTCCTATCCTTCTCCTACAGTTGAGCAAAAGATTCTTGAGGGTATTGCTCTGGATTTGGGTGTTGAGGATCGTGAGTTCTGCAAGCGTCTGGTTGATTGGGGCGACATTATTCGTAAAACCTTTTATGATGGTGGTATTGAAGAAATCATCTCCACCCGCCGTCTCGTTCACATCGTTCGTGCCTACAGCATCTTTGGTGATAAGGCAAAGGCAATTCAAGTTTGTGTGAATCGCTTTGATGACGAAACCAAGCAAGCTTTCTTAGAATTATATGATAAGGTTGATGTTGATTTTCAACTTCCTGTTGACACCAACACCGCTAACTGATATAATATGGGGAGGTAAATGTGCCTCCCCTTTTGTTCTTTATTTTGAAATTTTATGTCTGAAATTCCTGAAAAAAAAGATAGTGTAACTTATATTGGATCTGCTCTTCCTGGTGGAATGGGAGAAGATCATATTCAATTTACTCCTCATTCGGAGTACTATTTTGATTATGATCGTAATAAAAACCAAGACTTTTGGGAGGATGATGGGATTAGTCTGACGGGAAATCCATATACATCGCCGGATGTTCTTTCTCTAAATTCATATACTGTTCCTCCTATTCAAAGTAAAACCACTCAAGAACATTTTTGGAAGTTTGGTGAAGGGGAAACTCTAAAGGCAGTGAATGATTATATTGTAAGTACATATAATGCACACTATGCATCTGAAAAGTCTAAGGTTCAGGTGCTGGATAT